ACCGTCCGGTCGGAGGAGGCATTCACTCCTCGTACAACTCAACCCTCAAGGCTGGGGTGTCCTATGTCCACGGGCATCTCCACAAGCTTCAGGTTACGCCGTGGGCGGATTATCGCGGTCGCAGATATGGCGTAGACACCGGGACTCTTGCGGAACCATACGGGCCGCAGTTCAACTACACCGAGGCTGGCCCGGTCAACTGGGCATCGGGCTTTGCCGTTCTTACTTTTGTGGGCGGTAAGATGCTTCAGCCGGAACTGTGCGTCGTCGAACATGGTAAGGCTTGGTTCCGGGGTAAAGAGGTCTAGGGGAATCTTACACCCTCGGCATCGACTCGCTGAGCCTGAAGTGAATCCACGTAGGCGGTCACGATCGCTTCGATGAACTCATCGAATTGATCCGGCGTGAACTTCGTGAAGTCGTAGTTACCAGTCGCCTCAATGAAGACTCCCGCTGCTGCGGAGGCTTCGTTGAGCGCAAGCTTTTCGTTAGGTGACTTGTCAATCATGTAGTTATCCATGCATTTAATCGAACAAAACTGGGCAGGTTTTTTCGAATGACCGCGTTGAGGGATGAAGAGGAACCCTCTAGCCTGTCTCTTGCAGATCTTGCACGAACCGAAAACCGACAATTTCCGTGTACTTGCCATTCTTCTGAACCTTAATTTCGGCAGGTTTGAGTAAGGAATTTGCCTTACCGATCGCATCTACTGTCGTGGTCGGAATGACTCCCGGCCCGGTCATGCGATCCATCCACCACTTGATTGCCTTGTCTCGTGCGAATCCCTTGTGCTCAAGGCAGATCCACTCCCGGTAAACCACCATGCCTGAGCGGTACTCGACTCTCAGACTGTTAGGACTTCCCGGCTTAACGTGTTGTCTGTACGCAACAGAGTTAACCGGGACCCACTGGCTCGGGATGGCAGTGCTCATCACCGGCAGCGTCGTCGCCGTACGCTCAATCTCAGGCTCTCTAGGGGGCCAGACGTATCCACAGTCGGGGCACTCAGTGAGCGCCGCAAAAACGATGCTGTCGCATTCTGGGCAGGTCTTGGTCGGGGCTTCGCCTGCCTCATCGGTCTTGCGCGGCTTCTTGGGATTGACCCGATCCACCGGCCCGTGCCGAGCGACGTTACCGGCGAAGTCCAGCACAAGGCAGTCCTCCTTGCCGGGGTGATTACGCATTCCACGACCCATGATTTGTATATACAAGCCGGTTGACTGGGTCGGGCGTAGCAGTGCGAGCAGGTCTACCGCAGGGGCGTTAAAGCCGGTCGTGAGCACGCCCATGGATGCAATAGAGCGGATCTTGCCTGCCTTAAAGTCACGCACAATCCGATCGCGCTCGGCATCGGGAGTGTCCCCGAAGATTGTTTCACAGGAGATACCATGCTTCCTGATTAGCTCGGCGATGTGCGTGGCGTGGCTTACGCCTGAGCAAAAGATCAGCCATGACTTTCGCTCGGCTCCGAAGCTCACGATCTCGCGCACCGCTGCCTCGTTGACATCGCTGCGATCGACCGCACGCTCCAGCTCACCGGCTACGAACTCACCGCCTCGGGTGCTAACTCCGCTGACATCCAATCGCGTCTTCGGCTGCTTCGATACGAGCTTTGTCAAATATTTCTGCTCGACCATCTCGCGAACGCCAGCCTCGTAAGACAGGCCGTCGAAGAGCGAGTCATCACCGCCATACAGAAGGCCGGAGTCGAGCCGGTATGGCGTAGCCGTCAGGCCCACCACCCGCAGGTGCGGGTTCATCACTTTCAGGTTCTTGAGGAACTTCTGATACATCGTATTGGTCTTACGCGGAATCAGGTGTGCCTCGTCCACCAGTACCAAGTCCACCTTCACGAACTTGGATGCTTTGTTGTGAACCGACTGTATCCCACAGAATACAATTGACGGGTCGTACTCACGACGCTTCAAGCCAGCCGAGTTCACGCCAGCAGGCGCTTCCGGCCAGAGCGTCTTCAGCTCATCGTAGTTCTGACGGATCAACTCGCGAACGTGCGTCACGACCAGAATCTTTGTATCCGGCCATTGAGCAAGAATGCGCTTACAGAACTCCGCGATGACGATGCTCTTACCGGTGCCGGTAGGTAGCACGATCAGCGGATTGCCGTCGTTCAACTCAAAGTATCTTAGAGTGCTATCGATCGCTTCTTGTTGATAAGGTCTAAGAGTAATCACGAATCCAGCTCCGGTTTCGGGCATGACTGAACAATCGCCATTGCCACTTGTTTCACTCGTTCTAGTTCACCGACTGCTTGTGCCATGATGAGAGCGTAGGCGTAACAATCCAGAGCCTTCATAACGATGTCCAGATCTTCAGCAGTCAGCAGCATCGTTGCGTCTACTTCTATCTCTTCATCATCTATTTCGATTGGTCGATCCATACAGACCCGTCCCCCAGTTTGTATTCAACCCAGTTCGGTCCTGAGTTTATCTGCTCTCCGGGTATCAAGTCTGGTACGAAAAGATGATGTTCGCAGCCCTTTATCTGAGCTTCTAGATTGATGCCGTTATTGTGCAACTCGCACTTCCATCCGCCCGTCTTAAGCGGCGTGCTGTGCAGGCAGGTCCTGCAAGACTTCTGCCTTGGCATGTCCTGCTCGTGACACATGCTGTGGAATGTGCAGTACTTGCACTCGTGCCATGCCGGGTTGTTGGAGATCTTGCCTGCGGGTCTGCTAGCAAAGATCACTCGGTTGGCTTTATCAATAAACTTCTCGGCATCTTCTTTGTTGTACTCAGTGACAACGCTTGTGATGTCGCGCACACCAGCAGAGGCTGCGGTCAAGTAATGCTTCGTAGCACCGAAGTAATGCATATAGATCTGAGCCTGCGCGTAGTACACGTAGTCCCAGCTCTTTAACGCTTCGGCTTCGCTCTTGGCTTTGAGAGACACGAGCTTCTTGTACTTGGTGTCGTTAGTGACTTTGCATTCCCAGACGTAGAGCGTGTCTGGGTCTTGAATCAAGCCCGTCAGTAACCCGTCGCAGTTACCGCGAAAGTGTCCGCCCAGCGCCTCGAATGAGTGCTGAACACCGGGTTCCTTTTCCGTGGAAAGATCTAGCCCCGCTACCTTGCGGAGTAGGTCTGCAACTACCTGTTCACCCCGATGCCCATCGTTAATTCGACGTAACCCAGCGGCTTCAATAAACCCTCGCTTGACCCAGCGGAAATTTAACCACAGTTTGCGATCGCATACATCACCTACTGCGGAAGCCCCAAGGTATCCCCTAGGGCGATTGTCTTGCTCGGCTTCCATGGCGGCGTTAACCGCCCGGAGCGTCAAGTCTTGATAGTCTGAAATATTAGCCATTTTAAACCCCACACATCCCTTCGCATTCGTTGTTGAACATGTCTATTTGCCCGTGATCCTCGGCTGTGGACAGGTCCACTTCTGCCAACGGCTTACAAGAGCGATGCATAAACTGCTGGCTTTTCATACCCGGCTGCTGACGTATCGCCTCGTCCACCTCAAGGGCATCGGCCCACAATTCCGGGTCAGCCTTGATGGATCGCCACTCGTTATCGTTATGGAACGGACATCCAATACAGGATGACTTCGGCGGTAGCGGATAGCCTTTACGCTCCATCCACGCCAAGCAATCCGACCGGCTCATACCCTTTTCAATGAGCGGCCAACGATGAACTTTCCAAGCTTCTTGCGAGTGTTTCATCCGCATGGCTTCGTCCGTGCTAATGCCAATCAGCATTTCGCACAAGACTTCTTTGGTGCGCTTACGAGGTGCAAGCCCAATAAGCTCTCTTGTCTTTTTGGTTAACGGCTGAATTTTGTATTCAGACGTACACTGGCGACGACCTAAAGCGCGATCACCGTTCGGCATAACCATGTGCCACGGGATGGCAGCAACTCTCGTGCCTTGCTGCTTGTTCAAAATGTCCTGACGCAAATTCCCCCTCTGCACTCGGTGCACCGGGTAAGGCAATTGCTTTTCTAGCCAATCCAACCAGTCATAAACCTTTTTTGGCTCCCAGCCGGTATCTGCAAAGATGGCAGCTTCCACAGGCTCTAATTCGCCATGGGCAATCATTAACGCCAAGGTTGATGACTGAACTCCAGCGCCCAGAGAAAGGAATCGTTTCATAGCCCCTCCAAGAGGGAGGCGCGACACCCGGTAGTAGTGGGGTAAGGCAGAGGTATATGCCCCCGGATGCCGCGCCTCTTTATTTACTTCTTATGACGTTCCCAAGGCTTCGGTGCAGCGCCCGTAGGTGCTGCTGCCGGGGCCGGAGCGGCGGCTGCTACACGCTGAGGAGCCGTACCGCCAGCGGGCAGGTACTTAGCCTGAGCATCCAGACCGCCCTGCTTGTTCTCCTTGTGCTTAATCACAACTCGAACAGGCTTGAAGTGCAACTCATCCGAATCATCGGGCGGGAAGTCGTAGCCCATGGCGGTGTAGAGCGCGTGGAACTGACGCTGAGCAATCTGCTGCGCCTGCTCGTTGACGTTCTTGAGATTCAGACGATCCCAGAACTTGCGTCCCGGCGGGCATGGACCACTCAGAACGTCAAACTCCAACTGCAAGTACCAGCCGGTACCCGCCTTCGTGTCACGACGCTCGGATTTGATGATCTGCATGACGTACTCGCCAGCAGGCAGGATTTCCGAAACAGGTTGTTCAATGTTCTGAAAGTCAGCAACATTAAGATCAAGTTTAGCCATTTTATTTACTCTCCAATTACAGCGTTCATAGAAGTGCCAAGTGCTTCTGCAAACTTGGCGTAATCAAGGGACAGTTGGTCCGGCAGAGGCCAGCGAGACTTCGCCTGCCAACCCGGTCGCTCCTGCGTGTACAGCACACGGTTACCGTTACCCACAGCGCGAGTGATCTTTTGGTTAAAGCCAACGTCGCTCTTCACGGTGCTGTACTGCTGGTTCGCGAACATCAGGATGTCGCACCACTCGCTAATCAGGCTGGCGCTGCCGTGATGCAGGTCTAGCTGATAGCGATCATACGGATCGGCCAGCGGGTCATCAAAACGCTTGACCTGCGTGTGCGCGAGTAGAACCACCTGCATGTTCTTTGCAGAGCGCAAGTGGTCCAGCCCTTCCAGAATCTGCTTCCAGTAGTCGGCTGCGGCTTTGTATCCGCGACCGTAGCCAATGGCGTCGATCGTGGCGACGTTGTTGTCCTTCGCGACTCGCTTATGAACAAGCTGCTCGGCCCAATCGGCGCTGTCAATCACCACCGTTGAGAAGTCATGATTCTCTTCGGCCAGCGAGCCGATAGCTTCCATGATGTCCTCGTAGGACTGGCACAGCGGGAATGCCGTCACGTTGATGGCGTCGAGGCCCTCTTCGGTTTGGATGAAGACCGGGTTCGGAGCCTGAGCGGCAAAGGTGGACTTACCGATGCCGTGGGTTCCGTAGAGCACGATCCGGGGCGGGCGAGCCACCCCTGTTTTTCTCAGACTGCTAAGTGAAATAGCCATGTGCTATTAAGCTCCTTTTACGATGGTTACCGCTGTTTTGGCGGGTTTGATGGTTAACGCCTTGGCGAGCAGCTTGTAAATTTGCGGCTCGTTGTTGGCGAGGTATTTCACGCCAGTGTCGTCAAGCTCGCGCTTGATCTTCACGGGCTGAAGGTCCTGCGGGATTTTTGCTGCAATCGACTGATCGAACAGATCCCAATCGATCTTGCGATTCAGCTTGCCGGTGATGGTGATCTTGTAGTCACCAATGTCGTGAGTCTGCGAGCCTTCTTCACGCGCACCAACCAGTGCGATGAGTTCTTCTTCTAAGGCTACGCGGCGCTCGTTAGCTTCTTTCTCAGCCAGCTTGGCTTCGAACAGCTCGCTTGCAATCTCAACTTCGTTACGCATTTTCGTTCCTCGTTCAGTGTTTGTGTTCTCGACGGAGAGAGATGCTACACCCCCTTGTGACGGATTGCAAGGGGTGGCATGATGTCACCATGGAAACACGAATTTTATCTCTTTCGGAGTGGCTGGAAGAGAACTGCTTGACACATGAAGAGTTTGCGCTTATGTGCGGCTGTACTCGCGCTGCCGTGACCCGGTGGGCCAGCGGTTCCAGAGCGCCATCACCTAAGTGGTTGAAGGTTATTGAGCGCAAGACCAAGGGTCAAGTGAATATAGCGATCGAAAGTCGTTTGACCGAAGGAGAACGCATCTATTTAAGCCTTCGGAAACAGGGGCTTACGCTATCTGCTGCGGCGAAAAAGATACGCATTCATCGCAATACTTTGGCTCGTTTTGTGAGGGGCCAAGCAGATACGCCGTCAAACATTGTTGAACGTATATACAAAGTAGCGGGGTTGAAATGATCGATTTAGTTATCTACGGGAAGCCGACAGGTAAGGCTCGCCCCAGATTTAGCCGTCGCGGCGGGAAGGTCGTGACGTTTACACCGAGAGAAACGCAGATTTACGAGCAGAACATCAAGTCTTTGGCTCAGGTCGCGATGATCGGTAAGGACATGTTTGCAGGTCCTGTGAAGGTTACGATTAAGGCTTACTTTTCCCACAAGAAAAAGACGGGATGGCATGTATCGCGTCCCGATATTGACAACATCGTCAAGGCCATTTTGGACGGCCTGAATGGCGTCGTCTTTGCGGATGATGCATCGGTAGCACAGCTCGTTGCCTCAAAGGAATACGGCGAGGAGCGAGTAGAGGTTCAAATAGAAAATGTCTGAAAATTTCATGGAACAGTATGGTGCGAAGCTCGTTGACGCGGGCTATCGCATCATTCCCATCATGCCGGGTACTAAGCGTCCCGGTCGGTATGACGGTGAAAGGTGGGGCGATCTCGCTCGCTGGACCGAAGTCACCGCTCAGAACTTCCACGTTGATATCTGGTCAAAGTGGCCCGGTTGCGGCATCGGCATCCTAGCGGGTGAGGTGGTCGCGATCGATATCGATGTGCTTGACCAGCAGGTAGCCATTGAAGTCGGTAACGTCTTCCAGAAGAAGCTTGGCCAGACGGACCTGATCCGTATCGGCAAGTCTCCGAAGGCGTTGTATCTGTACCGCACGCTTGAGCCGTTCAGCAAGATCTCGCTGCACCCAATCGAAGTGCTCGGGCAGGGTCAGCAGTTCGTCGCCTATGCGATACATCCGGATACCAGCAAGCCCTACGAGTGGCCCTTCGAGGCTCCGCACGAGATCCCATTAGAGCGGCTCCCGCTCGTGACCCGTGAGCAGGTGCTAGAGGCCGCGGAGGAGGCTTATAAAGCATTACCGCCACCCCTACGCAAGCGATCGCTCAGCCCGAAAGGTCAGATCTTCGTACCGGATAAGGATGCGAAGTCGTCCTACGAGGGTCTGGTTGGTACCTACGCTGCCGTTGAGGATGCCCTGCGCTACGTCCCGAATCCGGACCTGTCGTGGGATGACTGGAACCGCATCGGTATGGCGATTTACTGCGCGACCGAGGCGAAGGGCTTCTACATCTTTGACCAGTGGTCGCAGGCTTCTGGCAAATACAACCAGATTGAAACCCGGCAGCGTTGGGATCACTACAGCAAGTCTCCGCCCACCAAGATTGGCGCTGGTTCGCTGTACTTCCACGCGCAGCAGAACGGCTGGGTTCCGCCTGTATCGCTCAGCCTGAATCCGCAGAAGGCTCGTGCTGTTGAGGTGGACCTGAGTTCCATCAAACAAAACAAAAAGGACATCGTTAAGAGCACCCGCGAAAACTTCCCGCACCAATGGTTCCAGAGCCAGTCTCTGGTCGGGCGCGTGACTCGCTGGATTAACTCTACAGCACAGCAGCCTCAACCGACCTTCGCGCTGATGAACACGCTCTGCATGTTTGGTGCGCTCTTCGGGCGTCGGTATGCGATGTCGCAGATCAACACCCGCTGCAATCTGTTCGCGATCGCTGTCGCGAAGCCCGGTGCCGGTAAGGATCACAGCCGTCAGCGTATCAAAGAACTTTTGATGAAGGCTGGCCTGAATCATGTCATCTGCGGCGATCGCTTCAGCTCTGGCGTTGCTATCCTGCGCACGCTTTTTGACTACCCGTCGCGCATCTCTCACCTTGACGAGATGGGCCTGTACCTTCAGAGCTTGACCGCGAAGAATGCAGCGGGACACCAGCGCGACATCATCAAGACCCTGCTGGAAGTCTACTCGTCGAGCAGCGGTATCTACCACGGTCAGGAGTACGCTGACTCTCGCGATCGCCAGCGGTACGACATCAACCAGCCTAACTTCAACTTCTTCGGTACTACAACCCCGAGAACGCTGATTCCGGCGCTGAACTTTGACATGGTTGATAACGGTACGCTGAGTCGCATTCTGCTGGTTCCGCCGTTTGAGGAGTACCCCAACTCGCAGATCCCAGAGCTTCAACCTCCGCCAGATGACATCGTCAAGGATATGCTGGACTCGGTGTCGGTCATCCCGCACGGTGCTGGGAACCTGACTAACATTCAGTCAATACCTAACTCGACCGTGGCTCCGGTCGTCGTCGAGTGGGAAGGTACCGCCTTCGAGCGATACAGCCAGATTAAGGATTGGCAGATTCAGCAGTCCCGAGGCGACGATGCCTTGTGGGTGCGCTTCTCTGAAATCGTGCTGAAGGTCGGCATGATTGAAGCAATCGCAATCGATCCCTGTGTGCCCGTCCTGACTGGCGAGATCTTTGAGATGTCGCATGATCTCGTGAAGTGGTCATTCAATTACACGGCGGACCTGCTGTATCGCGAAGTCGCTGAGAACGACATTGAAGCGGCTCACAAAAAGATCCTGAATCTGATTCGCAAGTCCGGTGCCGAGGGTATGAACGGCACTCAGCTTGCGAAAGCCTGTCAGGGCATGAAGGCTCGCGATCGTAACGAGATCCTACAGACGCTCGTTGAGTCAGGCGATGTGCTGGAAGAGGTCGTTAAGAACCCCGGTGCGGGGCGCGAGCGTCGTGTCTACCGGGTGCGCTACAGATAAAAAAATGCCCCGGCGGAGCAAAGCTTCAACACCGGGGCCAAGTCTCTAGGAGATAGCACGAGGGGAGTTTATCCCCTCGGATCTTTCCCCGCAAGCCATGAGACGTACCAGAGGGTCTTCCGGGCGTCCTGCTCCACGGCATCCTTGTGACCGAGCCTCCAGAGGTAGGCAATGGCGGTGCCTTTTAGGAAGCCTCGCCACTCGTCCTCGGTCAGGGCTGACTTGATGGCGTCGATCGCCTCTATCTCGCCCTTCTTGTAGTGATTAGGATTTACCGGATCGTTCACTGAGCTTCCCTTTGCGCTTGGCCTTTCGCTTGGCATGGCTGAGCTTGGCCATGCGTTGGTAGTGCGCCTTAGGTCGTCGCTTCTTTGCTCCCGTAGCAGCGCTTCCACCTCGGCTTCCGATAGACGCCAAGTATTCTCGGATTGCATCTTTATCCCCTTGCATTTCGTAACAACTCCAACTCAGTCTTCAAGATATTCAGTTCCATCTGGATCACTTTGTACTCATCCCAAAGCCCTGCCTTGTGGACGTTGTTCAAAGCAACCTCAACCTTCTTGGCTTGCGTTTGACCGTAGCCCCATGGCGCAGCCCGTAACTCCTCTGCCCATGCTCCGGGCGGAGACTCTCTATCTATCGTCATGGATCATTCCCTCCACCGCTTTTGTAACTTGTTCGATGACGTTATCCCAAGGTGCAATCATGTTGTCTCTCGGGAAGACGCGGATGCTGGGATACCACAGGCTTCGGTCGCCATCTTTGTTACCCCAGTACCAGAGCTTGTTCGCATCCATCAACAGCACCGGTCGTCCCAGCGCCCCGGCCAGATGCACAGTCGAGCTACTAATCGCGACGATTACATCGCACATCTGACACAGCGCAGCGAGGCCGTCGATGTCTTTGTATAGATCCACCGAAGTCGTGACGATGTTCGTACCGTGCTGCTGGTTGAAGTAATCGACCGCCTTTTTGTCGCTGCCGTATTGCAGGTTCACTAGGTTCACATCCTGCTTCATAATCGGCAGGAGCTGCTCAAGGTTGACGCTCTTGTGAGGCCCGATCTTGATGGCTGCGCTCACCCACGATAGACCCACCGTCAACTTGTTCGGGTCGAGTCCTGCCTCTTCGCGGTACTTCTTCACCAACTCCGGGTCAGCCTGCAAGAAGTTCCGCGCTGCGTACTTCTGGATGTCGTCCTTCTCGTTGATGAACGACCAGCCCACACTCGCGAACGGAATCTGCTCCTCGTGCAGCGCAGCCGGTACCTGATCGCTGTTGGCGATGAAGTCAATGTCCGGCATCGAAGTCTTGAAAATCTTAATCAAGCGCGGGTCAACCATCGCGGTGACCTTATCGGTGCGCTGCCGGATAGCGGGTAACAGAGAGCCATAGATGATCTGATCACCGATGCCCTGCTCGCCCCACACCAACACAGACTTGGCTTTGGACTCCAAACTCCATTGCGGCTTCTGGGTTACGAGACGGCGGCTCTTGAACCGGTCGCTCCGCCAGCGCGTTTCATACAACGGCCAGCCTTCTTTGAACTCGTTCTGTTGTAGCAGTAGTAGCCCGAGAATCCACTGCGCGTTTGGATCGTTAGGTTCAATCTCGTTTGCTTTGCGGAAGTTCTCCAGCGCCTCTTCCCACCGTCGCATCTCCCAACTGGCTGCGCCTCGCTGGATGTACGCATGAAGATAGTCCGGTTTGATCTTAAGCGCAGCCGTGAAGTCTTCGATGCCAGCGTCATACTTCTGCTGCTCGCTCTTTACGATGCCACGGTTCACAAGATCATCTGCCGTGAGCTTGCCGCGCTTTTCGGAGGCATCGTAGTATTTTTCCGCTCCCGCAAAGTCCCGCTGAATCTGTAACAGTCGAGCCTTCGCCCGGTACGCTACGATGTCCTTCGGGAATAAGCTGATCGCGTAGTTGCAGAGATCCATCGCCTCGGCATATTTCGCAGCCTGAAACGCGGTTTCAATCTTTTGAATTGTCTTTTGGTACTTGTTCATATCGTCGATGCCACGGCCATCCATTCCTTGCCGTACTCCACATGAGTCCAATCCTGAAACCACGGACCACCTCGGGTCATGTGTACTGCTATCGGATTGGGGCAGTCGTTCTTGGTGTACCAACCTTCGAGGTAGTTGTACGCAATCGGCAAGTGTCCGATCACATCGTCAGATAACCACTCGAACCGGTGAAGATAACTCGGACTCGCGATGTTCACAATCTCTGGCGTTAACTTCTTAACTTGTTCATGCTCACAGTTCAGGAACATGAAACTAGACCAGTTCTTTCGGGGGTAAACGTGTTGCGCTTGGTTGTTCATTTTGACCGTTTCGGTAGGCCGGTAATCGTGCGGTACCACGAAGCACGCTTTTGCCCCATCGGCGTAGTCAAGCAGAGTCGCGATGTCCCCCCGGAAAATAAAATCGCAGTCTACAAAGACCGCCCAGCCGGTGTGCCCCGCGAGGTGTGGAGTAAGAAACCGCGTGAGGCTGAACTCCGTAGACGCGAGCGCATCGACCCCACGCCAATAAATACCCTGCTCGCGCAGATCGTTTTGCTTTATGGGGGTGATGTCGAGCGGGACTGAAGTGTGAA